TGGGAATGGCTTCCGCCATGTAAAACTAAACTGGCACCCGCCAGTAGTAAAACATACGCGGGTCGATATTTATACACCAACGCCCTTTGGTGTCGAAAGACGCGCGAGAAATCCTCTTCGGATACAAAACTCACGCAACCATTCATTGTGCTTTAACCTCTCACAAAACGAGGGACGATTTTAAAATCAAAATGCCAAAATTTTAAACCGTCTTAGAAAGACGGGGAGTTCGCCGAAAACGCCCAACAGAAACGTCAGGACCTGCGGCAACATGAACCGAATAAGTGACCGTTTCGGCTCCAGCTTCTGACGACGAGTCGGCCCAGAAGAATATGGCCTGACCATTGGTGGACTGACCATTAGCGGGATTTGAAGTGGAACTAGGCAGCGCCAAACGTCGACCACAAGGGGTAAGCTTGGCACTAGAGTAGTAAGGAACCAACACCTCAACTGCATGACTTCCTGCAGCGATTGGCAACTCGACAGCCGACGAGCCCATATAGGAGATGTTCCTCCGCCAAGAATCGAAGGAGGAAGCATTTCCATTGTTGGTGTTCAGCACGGCAATAGACCGAGATGACGCTGCCACAACAGCCAACTCTTTCGAGACAAAGCCCGAAGAAGTCTTCTGGTATACCTTAACACGATGGCTGCCCCTGGCGCCTGTGTACATGTTGAAATAATGACCAGCCCAAGTCCAAGGGATTGGCCATGTTTCATAACCCTTCTGAGCGCCCAACAACGGGAGGATATTGAAAGCATAGGGATCTGTTCCACCATCCCAAGTAACCGACGCCAAAGGAGGAAAAGAGGGAGAAAACCAAGCTGGAGGGCTCACCACGGAAGTCTCATTGGTCAGTTTTTGATCACCAATCCATGAAAAACGTTGCACGAGCGCACGAACGGAAGCAACATCCTCGCCAAACATGACGGAATTCACTGGAAAATCCGCAACACCCTTGGACAACACAACACGGTCTTCAGAAACAGCAGGATCGATTTCCACACCGCTCTGGTAAACCTGATATTGGTTGACGATGGCACGCAAATCGTTATCGTCACCTTCAGTCGCAGGAAAAACGGTCGGAACTCCAAACCGCATATTCTCAGCACACCGAGCAAAGACATGAAAAGTCAAAGGGGCGGCAACACGTGGAGAGGTGAGAGGTGAAGTAACATAGAAGCGAAGATACCCGTTAGTGCTCTTGTCAGAAGAGACAGCTGCTGCGGCGGTACGAGGTTTCTTAACTCTGACAGGATCATTGGCGGACATATCGACACGAATCAATGTTTTGGAGGAGCCACACAAGTCAATCATCACTCCATCAAGCCAAGGTGTGGGATCGGACGGAGGTAAAACACCGTCTTTGGACCAAAAGACAGAAAGAGACCCCTTGAAATTGGTGGAGGACGGGATATAGATGAGGTACTCCATTGACCCGGACCAATACTCGAAAGGGAGTCCAACATAGCCTCCGACAGGGTAGACCACATAATTGGCAGCAGAATAAATGAAGGGATGAACTGCCATCGGCAAGTTGAGATTACCGACTGGTGTAGCGGCAGTAATGGTTGTGGACTGAATGTACGTCCACCTTTTGAACAACGATGAGAAAGACATCAAATCCTCACTAACACCATCTGCCACTCCAGAATCGACGGTGACTGCATTCCCATTGAACAAAGCAAGAGGCTCCGAAACATCCTCACCATCCACCGTAACTGTGTTGGAAACTAACCTAGCCACAAAAGGTTCGGGCACACGCGGGGAAGCGTCTTTCGTGAAGCCAAAGATATCGGCAACGGAAGAAAGAGCGGCCAACCCTGCACCAATGGGAGCGCTGAAAGGAGCAATAGAAGGAACAACACTCGTAACAACACCCACAGCTCTACTCAACTTTGAAGCAATAGCTCCAACCCTTCCTTGTTGAGGGGCTTTCTTTGGAACAGGAAAACGCTCTCGCCCGGATTGATAAACCCGGGTTTCGAGTGTGAATCCCTTCTTCAACCGGCCATAAAACAAAAGAGTCCCCGTAGCTGTGGCGGAGATAGTAGATTGCAACGGCGTAAAGGTGAAAAGACGAATGCGCCAAGAAGGACGAAAAGTACCAACAATTGGGATTGCATCGAGTTGATGGACGAAAGGGAGGTCAAGCTGAACAGTGTTTTGCATTTCACAATTAAGGAAAGCAAACTCGTCCTGAACCGCCGTTTCAAGGCACGAGTCCGTATAGCTGTCAACATAATACAAATCGGTTGAGGCACGCATTCCACCTTCACACAAGGCAGAGACACAGTATGCGCCATAGCATGACCCAGGACATGTCATAACGACCGTGAGTACAAAATCAGCTCTCAAGTGTTGGAAACCACGCAAACGCGACTGAACGAGAGGGTGGGCTAACCACGCCTTCATAGGGTCGAAATCGGGAAAGGAAACGTTGGGAACTGGGAACCCATCAGTATTACTAATGGACACTCGCTCCAACAACACATCCATTTCAAAGAAATCAGCAGGGTCCCTAACACCCGCTTCACCCATGGTTTCAGAACGAGTATCAGAAGGCGCAGCTGCGACAATGGGATTCGTTCCTGTCACCGCGACTCCTGGAATCGCGGCGATCGGCAGAACCGGGGCAATGCCCGGCAAAGAATTAACAATTTCTGCCATTTGGTAAAGTTTTAAAAAACTTCAGTTGAGTCGTCAATGAGTGGATTCCACGTGACAAGTGACCCTTTCTTGTAACGTTCCACGTACCCCTCGTACGCGTCCACTCGGAAATTCGATCCAGCTATATCAAATTCGGTCGCTAGCTTTCTGGCAAGCTGCTCCATGACCTCGAAATACTCTCGACCGTGCATCCAGGACTCAGCCAGGACAGTCGAGAGGATAACAGCATGATGGTCATGATCTGAAATCCCCGTCGTTTTTCGTCGATAAGTAAGCATTCTACACAATGTTTTCTTCTCGATCGGGCAAACGATCAGCCCCTTCTCCAATTCAACAAAACGCCTCTTCAAGAAAGTGGCCTCCGAAAAAACCTCATAAGGAACAAGGTCCTTTCCCTTGATCGATGAGGTTCTCTTCGCTCCAATCTCCAATAATGCCTCAGCCACAGAAACTTGATTGAACCACGGGCAATTGACTGAGACGCATGAAATGTTGTCGTCTCCAAGAACCAATTGATGAATATTTTCCCGAAAAGGACGAACCTTGTAGCCACCAATGGACACGTAGGCGTAACGTGCTTGGAGAGAATTTCGCACACAATTCAAAAAGAGAGTGATCCAGTAGCCCGAAGCAAGACCGAAGTTCGTAAACCAGAAGTCACCTTTGGAAACATGAGTGACGTGCATCGAACTCATCAAAAGACCCCAAACGCGTTTCTTCTCTTCAACAGTATACCCTAAATGATGAGCCAGTCGTTGAACAACACGAGACGCACAATGGAGCTCTCTCGTACTGGCTGAAACATCAAAATCACTCACATCGGACGCGCAAATGTTAGGGTGCGCCCGAAGAAAATCGTACATAGTGCGAGAATCGTGTTGTGATGCGATATTCAACCCGATAGCATGCTCAAAGAACAGAGGATGTAAACGGTAGAAATCCACCACAGGAGACAAGTACTTCTTAAGAAGAAAGTTGAGCGCAAAAGGCATGATGTTAAAAACACGAATCTTGCACTTGTCATTCTTGGAGATGGAAACAACCTCGTCCTTCAACGCATGAATAGCCGTGGGCGAGTAAACGTCACCCGCATCTATAACCTTCAAAATACGGTCAATTCCATCGCGAAGTTCAGGGTGCATGGTGACTATTGGCGGATCAACTGACCTATCAATGTTGACGCAATTCTTCTTCTTTGAAAAGAACGGAGGACCAGCGCTCGTGTTGAGATCAATGCCATATGACCCAGTACCAACCAAACCCAGTATCACTGACGCATCGCTAGGTATGGAATAACCCGTAGCTCCGGAAAGATTCTCCAAACCACTCAGAAAATCGTTTTCAGCCCAGGTCCACTTAAGCGCGTTCCCGCCAACATTGCGAAAAGACTCACAACTGCGAACATGCGGGTCAAGCCAACCAGCAACCTGAGAACCATCTGGAAGAACCCAAGGTACAACTTTTCCACCAAACCGTGGAATCGCGGCTCCATCGCCAAGAGTATATCCTTCCATAATGACCGAATCAGGAAGTTTCTTACGAGCGTGAAACCATGTTGCTTCGACATTGGAGGTATTCGTGGCTCCCATCTTCCTACTCCCACAATAAGTGCCAAAAATGACAAAAGGGAGAGGAGTATGGGCGATGGCCGCAGCAACTGAAGATTTTTCAACAAGAGACTGAAATTTCAATGAATCAGCACCGGGCTCCACCACAGCAGGATCAACAACAACCTCCAACGAGTTGGGTTGCCACAACTTAATAGCGGCAATACAAGGATCAAACTCAAGTCTCGAAAAACTCTCGGCAAGAATCGGAAGCCCAGGAGACCCAGCGGTGTGAAAACCGACAATAAAGAACTTGTCCCCAAAACGCGCAACAATGGGGAGACCACAATCTCCGACTACTGTGTTCTTTTCGAGAGTGCCGGTCCAACAAGCCTTGTCTCGCTCAGGAGTATTGAGGTATCCACGCTGCGTGACCAATCGCGAGGTGTACTTCTCAATTGATTCCTTTCGAACGAACCAAGCTTCATCTGCTCGAACACCACCAGTGGCAAGGCAAAGAGTAGGAAGCTCATCAAGCAACTCCCATTTCTCTTTAAAGACGGGAACCTCAGGGACGTACGCAACAACAATGTCTCTGCGCTCAACAGCAAACGAAACACGAGGGTCCAACTGAACAAGGACCTTGGCATTGCCGACCGTGACCTCAATGGTGGCGTTAATGAAACCTTCACGGCCGATAGGATCATCAAACAACAGGTGTTTCGGAAAAATGACAACACCATTTCCGAGCGCAATGCCCCAAGCTATCGATTTCCGCTGAGGACACCGTACAACAAAGAGACGTTGCTGAAGGACAGTCATCATCTCCCCGACGGTGTAGGTAGTCACTCGCTTCGAAGTATAGGGTCGATCGTACAATACACTGGGTAAACGGTGCCATTGATTCTCCCTCTTTGGAAAGCCTGTCTCATTAGGAGCACTGTCACCCTGGAACTGCTGAGTGAAGGGTTCGCTTCTAAAGTAAGCTCGCAACGCAAAGATTGCCGTAATGATGATTGCACACGCAGCAAGGATCTTCTCTTTGTTCGCGTACATCTTCACCCACAAATCCGAAACGGCCATGCTTTCACAAGTGCGCGCAACACTAGAGCTGATCCATGAAGCAGAATAGTCGAGCACAAACGAAATCACTTGGTCGTTCCCAAGCATTTTCCGCATGAACATCGCCCATAGTGCGTGTCGCGCATGTTCATCTCTGGAATGATAGAAATCCCACAGGTAATGCAAGAAAGCTCGTAGCAGAAAAACGCCCAAGAGAAACCACGCCAAAGTCTCAGATCCGGCTTGAATCTTGTAAGCAACGCCAGAACAATACTTGCTATCAGGATGTCGACCAGCTGGTTGAAAGCACACTGGACAAACCTCGTTTTGAGCCAGCTCAGCCGCTCGACGATCAAAATTCGCACGTTCTTGAGCGTTAAAACGAGCAAAGTGATCAACGAGAGAAGCGATCAAATCAGCATCGTTATCAAAAACACGAATCTTGCGATAAGGTTCCGTCGTGTACTTGTCACCACCCCCCCCGACAGTAGGATCATACAGAGAGAGATCATAGAGCCAAATGTTCTCCATAATTCTCCCATTGACAAAGGCGGCAGACTTCTTGATACCTCCTGCACCATCGTCAAACTCTGGCTTGACCCTCATCTCAATCTTGATTGGATACCGTCTCCAAAACTGCCCTGGAACTTCACATCGACCACGAAGGTTGGCGTGCTGGAAGTTGGTGGTGTAATAGGCCGTGGTGAAGTTGGCAAACTTTTTCCCTTTATTACCAAGATCGGCTTGCTCTAAGCTAAACGGGTTAACGTTGATAAACCTGTTCGAAGACTCAGAATGATTAGGGATAGCCGCTGATTCCGCTGCAGTAGACTGATCGATGTCATCCATGGAGATCGCATGCTGACTTTCATTGAAGGTATCATGAAAGTTGCACTTTGGGTCAACGCGATACATGGTTGTTTCATCACCGACCAAACCTTGCGCTCTACTAACGGCGGCGTGAATCTTCGTGACCACAGTAGTCTTGCCTACACCAGGAGCGCCCCATATATAGACGCCCCAAGGAACAACTCGGTAAGTAGAATTCGCGCCTGCAAGCTTAAGAACACGAATTTCACTCTTCGCAGCTGTACTCTTTGCACGAATAACTCCGAGAATAGCCGAATCTTCAGAGTAACGGGCCGTGAGAGTGGAACCATCTAAAACAAGTTCCTCGAGCAACTCCAGCCTCTCCTTGATATTGAGAGGCTTTGGTATGCGTCGAGGAACCTTCCCTTCCTTCTGGTAAGACTGAAACAACTTTTCCATGGCCGGGCGACCGACATCAAGTTTGCCAGTCTCATCGGAAATTATAAAGTCAATCGTGTCGCACCACTCGGTCAAAGAAAGCTCATTCGAGAACAACTGGCGCAAATCACCCGAATTGACAACGGCGACCACACGCTCAGCAAGAACTTTCCCAAAACGAAGAAAACGCGTCATAAAAGTTTCCAAGGCATCATCGCCATACTTGTCATGACGAAGATAGCCAGAGAACTCGCGCAAATAGGCGCGAACCTTCGCAGGAGTACCAACAATGCCACTTCCCGCCATGCAACCAATGACAGAAAAAGTCCCTAGAAGGTCCCACAAAGCCCTTCCAAGGGAACTAGAAACGAAATCACCGGAAGTATCAGTGAAAACCTTAGTAGCCATGGTAAACAACTTGGCATCCTCGTCGCCCTCAGTACCCGCTTGAAACGACTGGGTGTGAGGAACACTAACACCAGGCGGATAGGCCGCAAGAGTGGCAAAGAAAGCGTCGGTAAATCGACCCAAAATCTCGAGCAAATACTCAGTCGAAAGACATGAGTGAAAATCAAGCGCAATGAGGTTGAAGTGCGCAAGCCAACCTTTCCACGTTGTGTGCGTAGTGAGAAGCATCAAGTGTGACGCAACACGGCCAAAACCCTGAAGACCCGGAACCTTCATCAAATTTACAACCAAAGTGCGGAAGATCTCCAAGTTCTCTTTCATTTGACTGGACAAAAGAGGTCGAGGCGGTTCACTTCCGTCTTGAACGCCCGGAAGCGGTTCAAGAGGTGTAAAAGGTTCGGATGCTGTGGGGACAACGTAGGCGTCCAAAACGGGAGTCTGCCTCGGAGTGTTAGGTGGAGCGCCGAAAATCGAAGCTGAACGAGGAACTCCCCCTTCATTGGCCAATCGCTCGAACAAATGTTCGTACTCTGTGGCCGAGAGAAAACCGTCAGTAACAATCTCAACACCTGGAGTTACGAGCGAAGCGGGAATTTCCTCAACACCACTCTGGAAGGAATACCGAGAAAGATCCACGGAAACTTCTTCCGTCCCACTCTGGAGACGATAAGAATTGTAAACCAATGGTATCACCTTCTCCATCATCAAATGATCAAATGATGAGAAAGGAGAAGTTGAAGGCAATCTCTCAATCGATGAGAAAGTAGGTTTCCACAACGCAAGATCATCAATCATGTCAGTCACACAACGTCCCTTAGAAGTGCGCAAAAGGGAAGCCATGCGATTCAACAAACGCTCGACAATGGAAAGTTCTCTAGGAGTAAACAGGCTATACGTATGAATGTTGGCGAACAACAAGAGCCAGAGTTGATCAATCTCATTGACCATCTCCGGGAGCAACGCATGAGCAGCTTGTTTCGGATCACCAAAAACATAAGACCCGACAACAATCTCAGTATGTGTTTTAGGAATACGAACAGACAACTTGCCAGGAACAGCAAGACCTGAACCAAAAACGTAAACAAAGATGTCGGCCTTGGCAACCAAGATCTGCATGAGAGAACGCCCGATCTCCCTCTTACGGTAAAGGCACAAGAGATGCAACGAGCTATTCACACAAAGACCGTGTTTTGCTCGATAAGCGGCATCTCTTCCGTAATAGTCAGAAACAACCCTTGCCAATTTCTCGCGACGATGATGCGACAAACAAGAAGGAAGAGGATAATGAATCTTTCGCTGAAAATGATTCACAAAAGGTTTGTCACTAGGGATAGCAGAACGCATGGAAGCTTGAGACTTAGATGCGACCGCAGAAGCAATTCGCTCCCACAGGGACTTCTCCTGCGGAGTTACCGTTGAGTAGTTCTCATCAGACAAGAAAACAGGATATTCTTCACGACGCATGTTAGGAAGAATCTCCTGATAAAAAGTCGTGTGATCTCGAAAACGTTTGATGTCATCATCCTGTTTCCGCAAAATTGCGGAAATACGACCAACTGGTTGAACACACAGCGGAATCTCGCCAATGGATTTGGTCGGAAGCAACAAAGGAATTTCCGACAAGTCGCACTCTGAATCTGACTCATCTTCAAAAGCGCCAAAAGTGTATTCCTTCTTAGTAGGGACAGGCATACTCTCAGCGACAACGGAAGTCATTTCTCTCTTCTTTTCGACATTGGAAACCGGGAGTCTGGATCGAAGAGAAGCCAAATTCTCAGAAGACTTATCAAGCACAGGAACAAAGCGCGTAACATGTCTCCTCTTCGCAAATGAGACCTCTCGTGAGGCCAAACTGCGGATGCACTCAGCACGTGTGGTAGAGGACCACACACCAGCGTCGACAGAGGCGCGCCACACCTCGTCGATATATTGAACAATGAGTAAGTTCTTGGGAGCTTTAAGAGCTCTCTTCTTAAGAAAATCAATCATTTCAATAGACACCTCTCTGGACCTCTTCATTGAGAGATCCAGTTCCTGAAATTTGTCTAACGTCGAAACGTCAGACTGGACTGGGAAAACAGCCAAGTTCACAAAAACCTCGAGCATCGCATGGAGCTCAAAAAATGAATTCTTTGAAGACATAGTAAGGTCAGGTGAAAGAGTGCGCGATAATAAAATCGCGCTAAGGCGCTTTGATAACGTTCAAAGCGTAGAAAAACATGCTTTACCATAAGCAAAATGTTTGGTGAAAGTTTCGCTAAACAATCAA